AGCATTGGCTACTGCCATGTGTATCGCCTATATTAAATATACCAGCCGCGGCCAATATTAACTTGACCCCAATTAACGCCATGACGTCTTCCATTAAGCGTGCATATCTTCTGCAAGCGCAAATCTAATCGCCTGGACTTTTTATCAATCATGGCTACGAGCTTATTAAGCTGAGCCGAGACACCCGCTGGGGTAACCTCATTAAATTCTTTGCAGATTCTGTCTGCTAACGCGTATCTAAGATACGTAATGTAAAACGAGTCAAGCGTGAGTTCCAAATCTTGGAACATCGTAACGCTTGCTAATTCGAACACGCCTTTAATAGTTATCGGGTAAGCTTCATCCGGTGAAAAGTAGATGTAAAGCGTACCGCCTCCTAAAGCTCTTTCAAAATACCATTCAAACGGTAAGCTGCTAATGTTTTCAACTCGCGGTGAACCGAAATATTCATTACGCTTTGATGCTCTCATTGAGTACCGAACAGTGTCTTTTAAGAATGTCAGTGTGTCGATAGTGATGCAGTCAGGAATTGTATATTCTTCCTGACCGGCCACCATGTTTAGGGTGTAAGTGGTTTCGTACGGAATCATTCCGTCGTCAACACGCTTTTCCCCTAAAATTTCATTTAACCAGATAAGGGCATCTGAGGCTTGCGGCCCTTCTACGCTTTCAAATTCGCGAGAGACGACGCCTGATGCGTAGTAAGCGCCGGTTATCAGCTGAGAGACTGTATAAGCCATAAGATACCCTTAATTTTTTTTACGTTAAACTAACTTGTCTAAGTAACCCGCAACAGAAAGCGCAACCGCTGAGCCTGTAACGATGTAATCAACACCAGTAGTGATGTCGAACGGACAAACTAAGTTAGTTGTTTCGGCTACAGCTGCAACGGCACCTGATGTACGAGCGTAACCAGCGGCAGCAGAAGAACTACCAGGGCGCAACTCTAACGTGTCATTACCAGCAGTTGGTGTGTATACGCTAAGCATATTAACCGTACCGCTAACCGTTAAGTCTGGGATACCGCCACTCATATCTACAGCAGCAAAAGTTGCAGAAGCACCCGCTGTAATATCAGTTGCAATTGCAACGTCGTAGTACATCCATCTGTCGTTGCTTGCGCCTTCTTGACGGAATTCTAAGAAGTCAGCTGTACCATCAGTTAATACATAACCGATTCGGCGTGACATATCATAGCCGCCTGGTAATAATGGGCTAGCGATATCTGTTGATAAAATACCAGCAGTTGTTTCTTTGCCTGTTGAATCAGCAATAACGTACACAGCGTAATGCGTGCTATTAGCTACAGCGCCAGTGTCAAGACCACCAGCACCGCTGATGATGTTGCTTACAGCTAAAGCTGTACCAACAGTGATGTCGTTTACGTTGGTGCCATTACGAGCTTGACCAGCAGTAATTGCAATAACTTCATCACTAGTGCGTGAAAGATTAAGACCATTGATATACAGAAAGCCTGCATTTTTGATTGGTGTATTTGGCATTCCAAATCTCCTAAGTTTATGCCCCGTTGCCGGGGCTATTATTATTCAGTCTATAGAGGCAGAGCTACCATTAGCGCGTATTCGTCGACCAATGTGTACCCATATATCACATCGTGGACAAAACCGCGTTGATTTTGACCGAACAATGAACCGTAGTATGCACGAAGCGAGCAACCAGAATCAGGATCTACCGCAACCGAAGTAGGGAAAGGCACTTCTTCAGGTAGTCTAGGCATAGCCAAGAATAACGGGTCACCAGCATATAAAAGACCACAGCGATGTGAAGGTAACGCAGTGGCTTGCATGCCAGCAGCGATTTCCACATTGATGTTTTGGTCAGCACCAGCAGCCGCTTTTAATGGTGGATAGATTGTTACCGTAACTTGTGAAGCACCGGTTGAAGCTGCATCAGCAGTCGCACGGAATTGTACGGGAGATTCGGATACTTGATGACCGATGAATGTGCGAAAACGCATATTCGTTTGGCCAGCAACGCCGTCTGAGAATTGTAATTTATCGTATTGCTTGATTGAATCAGCATCAGTTGCGCCATTTGTACCACTGAAAGTGATGCTAGTTACCGCGTCATTAGCGTCTTTAACAACAGACACAACAGTTAATGTTGAAGCGTTAATACCTTCAGAACCTGACGTATGAGTTTTAAGTAAGTTAGATTGGAACCATTCGCAGTTGCTGAATTCGCCGATTTCCCAGCTCATAGCTTCTTTGTTATTACGATCTAAAGCAAACTGATTCAAGCCAGAGTTAACGATACCTGGGAAGGTAAGGTCAGACAAAAAGCCTTTAGTGTTTGTTTTAGCAGCACCAAAGTTACGTAAGAATGCTAAAGCATTAGCTAGCTGAACATAACTGTTGATTGGGTTAACGCCATCACCGAAGAATCGGAATGTGTTAGTTTCAGCTAAGCTTGCTACATCTGCTTCAACTTGTGAGCCGATTTCAGCCATTGCACTGCGTCCGAATTTATCCATGTAATCGCGTACATTAAAGATGAATTCTTGCGCTGTGAAATCGTATGCAGTACTAGCAGCTTTATTTACTGTTAAGTTTTGCACGCGTTGTTCAGCAGATTGGAAACTAGCAACAAGGCTGTTATTAGTTGTAAAACGTGGTGGTAAGTCGAAACTAACTGATGAACCTAAGTTCTTTGGTGAGTCAGCGTCAAAGTTTTTAAACTTCATGTTTGCATTACTAATCATAGCGAAGCTGTTTTGCAATAACGCAAGGTTGCTTTCATTATAAGTAATGACTTGTTGTAAGACATTATTTGTCATCGTATAACCCTTTTATTAAAAAAAATAGAACTACAACGACAAATTGTTTTTTAGAGAATTACCCGCGTAGCCAAGGCTGGTTGCGTAACTCTTTTGTGCTCATCTTGCCGTTGTTACCTGTCGTACGAGATGGGTTTAATCGGTCCAAAGGTGCGTTCGTGCCTTGTTGCTGCCCTTCCGCTTGTGCTGTTCTATTTTCAGCAATTGAGCGAGAGAGTTTTAGCAATTCAGCGTGTGCTTGCTTTGGTGATTTTTCTGCAAGTGCGTCAACAGTTACGAGTTTTTGAGGATTTTTATTAAGCTCATATAAAACATCTGCTGCGTTATCAATACCGGCTAACATGTAGACTAGTTTTGGGAAAGCAGTAGCGTCAAAGTCGCCCGTAATATCTTCAAAATCATCATAAATATCTTTGCCCATATCGACTTTAGCTAGATAGCTATCAGCGATATTAGACATTTCAGATTCCATTTGTCGCTTCTGCATGTCTGCGTTAAACTTTTCTTGCACCTGTTGGTACATTGATTCAGCGTCGACATCGCGCGAAACTTGCTCATTTCTTTGAGGTTGTGCCTGCTGGCTATTTCGCTGTTCTTCAGCGGCTTGCAGGTTGCTCATGTACTCTTGCTCAGCTTCTTTGCGTGCTTTATCAGCAGCCATGGCCATCTTCTTTTGAATAATCGCGTTTACCTGTGATTGCGGAACCATTTTTTCGGTCTCAACCGGCGCTTGTTCAACTTCAGGGGCTATGTTTTCTTGCATTTCTTCCATCTCAGATTTACCTTTCTCAAGTGTTGTACCCGATAACGTCTCGGTGCGCATATTTTGACCGCATATGTGCGTGGTTTACCCAGTTTTTTGTGCGGTTGGTCCGCCATTAATCATATGTTAACAAACTTATGAACAGTTTGACAACAGATAATAGCTTTTGTCACTTTTCTGCCCACAGTCGAAAGAACTTCTTTATGCGTTCCCAGTAAATATTTCTTTGAGAGCACTTAGCTCGCGCTTCCGCTTCATCTAATCGCTTATGAAGCTCCGCCACTTTCTCAGCTACATCTAGTTCAATCTCTGTTCGCATATCAACCATGGTTTGCTCCTAGTATTTGTTCTTCATACTTCCTGCTTTTGGAATAGACGGATTCTTTTTTTTGACTGCCTTTTTCTTTGGCTTTGCCATTGCTTTATCTGTTTTATTCTTCATTACTTAGCTCCGTTGGTTTATCATTTAGCTTTGTCATCTCTGTAATGTGCTTGCTTGTTGAGATTGCCATCTCGACAGCTGAGCGCGTTTGTTCAGCGTCAACTTTGGCCTGCTTAAGCTCTGCATCAATTTCTGAACTATTAATATCAGCCATAACTTTTAAGAAATCATCCTCAGCCTGGCGCTCTTTGATATGCAGCTCTGCATAATCTACCTTTGCATCAAACTCATTCTTCTGTGCGTCTTGCTGAAGTTTCGCAGCGCCCAGCTGCCCAGCGGTAGGTGATTGCAATTCTTTCTCAGCTTTAGCCATGTTGATTTGAGCCATTTTGTTTTGCATCTGCATTTGTTGCTGCTGTATCTGCTGTTGTTGCTGCTGCTTTTGCTCAATCGTTTTGCTGTATTCTTCAGCTTTAACTTTAAGAGAATCAATGCCGCGGATTTCAATGTTATCAAGTAAGACTTCAAGGCCGTACTGATTAATGAAGTCTGCGAACGAAGTAGACGCTTGCATCATGCTCGTGATTGTTTGCAATGCAATTTCTTTTTGAATAGCAAAGTTAACGCCGGTTTCAACTTTAACTTGAATCGTGTTTGGGTCGTAATTCATATATAAAGAATTAGGCCCTTTTTTGTTAATCACAACATACTCACGCTTACCGCTAGGCAGCAATACAGGCATGCTGCGAGGCGTTAGATAGTACTTAGGTATCAAGTCAACAATGATTTGCGCGACTCTGTTAAGACCTTTAATGTAGCCCACGATGTACGGTACTGATGCGTTATTGGAGTTCATCGCCCCTCGGGCCATCGCAACCCCGCT